GCCGCTGAATATCGTGAACGTGTGCTCGACAAGGCCCGCCAGCGCTGGATGCAGGGCTTCTACGCCGATCCGTTCACTCAAACCCCTAGGAAACGGCGATGCCTGTGAGCGATGAACCAGAGTGGCCGCCGTTGCCAGATGAAATGCCGGACAACGTGGTGCCCTTTCCGGGCGCGTTGGGCGCTGAGGTATCTGAAGATGCCATCGCGCTCGCATTTACCCGGGAACATGGGCGCACCATGCGGTTCGACCACAATGCCGGTAAATGGTATCAGTGGTCGCACACTCACTGGCGCGCGCTGGATGTGCCGGCTGCATTCCATTACGCCCGGGAGATCGGCCGACGACTTGGTTCGGGTAAGAAGCAGATATGCAAGGCCAGTGTCGCTGGTGGTGCCGAGCGCTTCGCTCGTTCCGATCCCTCCCACGCTGTCACGTCCGACGTTTGGGATAACGATCCCTGGTTGCTTGGTACGTCCAAGGGGACGCTAGACCTCCGTACAGGCAAGATGCACCAACCCCGTCCCGATGAGGGCATAACGAAGCTCACGGGCTGCCCTCCTGAAAGCAAGGCGCCCGAATTGTGGTTGCGATTCCTCACGGACGCCACCCGGGGCGATCAGGAAATGATGACGTACCTACAGCGGGTCGCGGGGTACTGCCTGACCGGGCTTACGAACGAGCACGCGCTGTTCTTCATCTACGGCCCGGGTGGGAATGGGAAGTCGGTTTTTCTCAACACCCTCGTCCACATCCTTGGCCAATACGCGATCAGCGCTCCGATGGACACATTTACCAGCTCGAAATTCAGCAGCCATCCCACTGAATTGGCGATGTTGAAGGGAGCGCGCTTGGTTACGGCCAGCGAGACAGAAGAAGGCCGTCAATGGGCCGAGGCTAGAATCAAGGCGCTCACGGGCGGCGATTCGATCAGTGCCCGTTTCATGCGGCAGGACTTCTTCACCTACCAGCCGCAATTTAAGTTGCTGTTTGCCGGCAACCACCAGCCCAGCTTGTCGGCAGTCGATCCTGCCATGCGGCGCCGGTTCAACATGATGCCGTTTGAGAACAAGCCGACCCAGCCCGACCATATGCTTGAAGAAAAGCTAAAGGCTGAGGCGCCTCAAATCCTTGGCTGGGCGCTGCGTGGCTGCCTCGACTGGCAAAGGGAGGGCTTAGCCCGTCCCGCCTCTGTGGCGGCCGCTACGAACGAATATTTCGAGGATCAGGACGTGTTTGGCCAGTGGTTGAGCGAGCGCTGTGAGACGGCCAAAGACGCTTGGGAGCCATTCGGACACCTTTTCGCGGATTGGAAACGGTTCGCGCAAGGAATTGGTGAGGACGCGGGCACATCGGTGTCCTTTCAAGGCCGTCTTAAGAAGATGCCCGCGTTTAAGCCCGCAAAAGTGACTGGAATCCGCAGTTATCGCGGGCTTCGGCTCAAAGCAAAGGAGGCTTGAATGGACATTACCGTGGACAGCTTGGACGGCTTGGACAGCTTTTCCTCTATCGCCCCACGTGCGCGCAGGAAGGCTCATAGAGAAAATGGCGTCCAACCTGTCCAAGCTGTCCAGCGCGTAATGCCCCGAGGCGAGCAGCACGCCAACGCCACGATCACCGAAGCCGATGTGCGGGCGATACGAGCCTACAAAGCCCAAGGCTGGCGGCATGAACCGCTCGCGCAGATATTCGGGATCAGTGAGACGAGCGTGAGCTACATCGTGAACCGGAAGCGGTGGGCTCATGTTGAGTGATGTGGAGGAGCGAGGGTGATGAAGAAGATTAATGATATCCGGCAGGATCGTTTAATGAAGGATGATAAAGGCGATCTATGGCAGTTTCTACATGGAGCCATGCGTGCTGCTCAAGCGGCTTTCGGACGGTAAGTTCAACGCGGTTGTTCCGACTGCCCCGATTGCCGAAGAGTGGTCAGAGGTTGACCTGCAAGAGGGGCATGAGGCTATGCGCATCATGCTTTGGAAGAACGAGAATGAATAAGCCCCGCGTCCGCATTGATCGTACAGGCTGGTGCCGCAACGTTGGGGGCATTCCCCCGGTGTTTCCCTTCCCCGGTGCAAAAGTCATTCTTAAGCGCTGGGATGGACAGCAGGTCATTATTCAAACGAAGCACGGCAGCCGGTCCGTGTTAGTTGGTAGCCACTATCGCATTGTCGGCTGAAAGGAGTATACTGGGGTTATGGCTGATCCGAAAAATACGATCGACAAACGGATCACGCCGGGCTTTCTAGAGCAGGCTGGCAAAGGTCGCCCGAAAGGCGTGCCGAACAAGAATACAACTGCGCTTAAGGACATGATCTTGCAGGCGCTTAATGGCGCTGGCGGCGTCGATTACTTGATCGAGCAGGCCGAGAAGAACCCTGGTCCGTTTATGGCCTTGGTTGGTAAAGTTCTGCCGATGCAGGTGACTGGCGAGAATGGTGATGCGGTTAAGTTCGAGGTGATTGCTCGGCGGGTAGTTGGGTAGTGATCGACGTACCCACCGCTCGCGTGTTCGTGCCGCTACTTGAACCATCGCGCTACAAGGCGGTTTATGGTGGCCGGGCCAGCGGCAAATCTCACTTCATGGCTGAGATGCTGGTGGACGATCACTATCGGCTGCCTGGCTTGCGTTCGGTTTGTATTCGCGAAGTTCAGAAATCGCTCAAGGAAAGCGCGAAGAAGCTAATCGAGGACAAGATACAGAGCTTAGGGTTGGGCGCCCACTTCGAAGTGCTGCGCGATGAGATCAGGTCACGCGGCGGCGGGTCGATCATGTTTCAGGGTATGGCGGATCACACGGCGGAGAGCATCAAATCGCTTGAAGGCATGGACCGGGCATGGGTCGAGGAAGCGCAGACGCTTTCGGATCGCTCATGGTCGATGCTGCGGCCGACGATCCGCAAAGAAGGTTCAGAGATTTGGGCGAGCTGGAACCCGACGCGCAAGACGGACGCGATCGACAGGTTTTTCCGTGAGAGCCCACCGGCCAATGCGGTCGTGGTCAAGGCCAATTGGAGCGACAACCCGTTTCTGCCGTCCACGATGACCGACGAGCGGCTGCACGACTTAGAGCGATATCCTGATCGGTATCCGCATGTTTGGGAGGGTGATTATGTCACGGCGCTTGAAGGGGCGTACTATGCACGGCTTTTGTCTGAGGCTCGGTCTGCTGGGCGCATCGCTAAGCTTGCTGCTGACCCTCTACTTAGTCTCCGTGCCGTATGGGATATCGGTGGCACGGGGGCTCGCTCTGACGCTACTGCTATTTGGATCGTACAGCATGTGGCCCGAGAGATCAGATTTCTCGCCTACTACGAGGCCGTAGGGCAGCCCCTCGCCACGCACGTCCAATGGCTCCGCTCGAACGGCTATGGCAATGCTCTGTGCGTCCTGCCTCATGATGGCGCCCAGCACGACAAGATCGCTCGCACGACGTATGAGGGCGCGTTGCAGGAGGCAGGCTTCCAGACGCAGGTCGTGCCTAACCAAGGCGCCGGTGCGGCTACGCAGCGTATTGAGGCCATGCGCCGGCTGTTCCCGCAGATGTGGTTCGATGCTGAGAAGTGTGCGGGCGGGCTGGATGCGCTCGGTTGGTATCATGAGAAGCGGGACGAGGCACGAGGCATTGGTTTGGGACCGGACCACGATTGGTCTAGCCATGGCGCCGACGCCGCTGGCCTAGTCGCGATCAGCTATGAAGCGCCTCGCCAAGCCCAGAGGATCGACTACCGCCGGGTTCAGAGGCATGTGGTTTAGGAGGAAAGCATGAGCGAATGGCGACCGATTGGAACGGCACCAAAGGATGGTACAGCGGTATTGCTCGCTTGGGCCATCGATGCAGATGGTGATCCTATACAGTGGAATACTAAACCGAGTACCGCAGGGTCATTTGTGCAAGTCGCAAGATGGTCGCAGGGAGAGGATTGGTGGTGGGTCTATATAAATACACCAGCTGACACCCCTTTACATTTTAATCCGACCCACTGGATGCCGCTTCCCGAGCCACCTCAATGACCCCTTTCGACGCCGACCAGCTTCGTACGGCTACGGCAATGGGCACGACGGTCGCGCACATGTGCATTGTATCATGCGTTAGAGGGTGGTAATAAAGCTGCGGAAGGAACGCGGCGTGGAAAGATTTTGGACTAAGGTCAATAAGCAAGCGGACCCAGGATGCTGGGAGTGGACCGCTTGTAAAATCAATGGCTATGGCCGTTTTGCAATCGATGACACAAATAAGCTTGCTCACTGAGTGTCATGGTGGCTAGTTAATGGGGAATGGCCTCCATCGCACCTTATGCTGTGCCACAGGTGCAATAACCCTGGTTGTGTCAATCCTAGCCATCTTTACGTCGGCACTGCTTCGGATAACTCCAAAGATTGCAAGACGGCCGGAAATCTGGGCAAGGCAAAGGGAGGCAGCGTCAACACAGCTAAAATGGATGAAGAGCAAGTCCTTTACGCGCGCCATCATGGGATGAGCCCGACCGAGGTATCCAAAGTGTTTGGTGTTACGCGTGCCACAGCTTCCAAGGCATTGCGGGGTAATACGTGGAAGCACTTATCGGGCGATAGGACGAGCCATATTAAGACGGCGGCGTCAGGTCATCGACGTATCTATAAGCAGCAGGGCAAGTTCATTGTCCGCGTTCAAGGGCATAAGTCCAAGTACTTTGCCTCCTTGGATGAAGCCGTACAATACCGAGATGCGTTGGAGAACGCCGACCTGCGGGTGCCGTTGGTTGAGCGGTTGGTGGCTTAGGGGATAATGGTGAAACTGTACGTTTGGAAAAATGCGTATAACGTCCGGTATGGTGACGCATGCCTTTACGTAATTGCCGCATCCGAAGATGAAGCGCGAGAGGCCGCCAAGACCGCACGCGTATCTCGCTTCGGCTATGAACCTGGTAATCAAGCCCAATTAGGCGAGTTGGGGCATCCCGATCGGGTATGCGATGGCCCATATGCCGAAGTCTATGAGTGGGAGGAATGAACGACTTTGCCAAAGTAGCCAAATCACCGCCCTTCCCCGCCCGTCAAGCGGAATATGCTTGCAAGTGATGCGGTACTGTAATACCGCAATACGCCATGGCCGATATGCAAGCCGACGTGGGCGTTCAAGCCGGCCTTTCCGGAGGTCAGATGAATTGCGACGAAAAACTCCGCAAATGGTGTCTTGCCCGCGCTTATGTCGCGGATGACACAACCGGCCTCGCCCGAGTAAAGGCTGCCGAGTTGATGTTCGCTTACATCAAGAACGGCAACGCCATTTTTGTCAGCGGCGACAATTCTAAGGGTGATGATTTGAACAAGGCTGCTGCGAGCAGCTAATGCCTGACACCCCCACCCCCGACGCGACCGTA